GTAGCCGTCTGTGCTAAAAAAACAGCCTGATTACGAGATCCACGCCTACTATTGCATCGACTACAGCATGCAACCATGTTATTAGGATCGTATGCCTCAGCCTCAGTTGATCTGGATACTGGGATTATGTGATCGACTGTATGAGCTGGCTGGTTGCAGTAGTAACAGGTGTACTGATCCCTGGCTAGGACTGTAAGCCTGATTGCCTTGTACTTACGCTGACTGCGTGGGTCGCCTCGCTTAGCCATTAGTAGTACCCATGCTTTAAGTGAAAGGCCAAAGCCCGGCAAGGATTGGAATAACGAGCAGCAATATATTTAAGGCCAAGGTCTATCTGCTTATAAGGGTTATTAACTTTTAATTTTAATAGCTGTGGTATTCCATAAGCTGTACTGTGTTTGTTATCAGCTCTTGGATTCCACTTAGACTCTAAGTACCAAAGCTTCTCTAGACATAGGTATTGCCTATGGTTAGTTAGTTTTATATGGCTATAGAGTTTATATTTTTCTTTCTCTATATCATTATTATTAATAGCATAAGCATTATTATTAAGTGCTATTACAAGAATAGATTGTATCATACCCAACCTAATCCATTTGAATTTATGCGAGATCTTGGGCGTGTCACAGCTCATCGCACTCATGTTTTTCATCTGGGTTAAAGCTGCAGAAATAGCAACCTGCGTTCTGTCCACAGGTTTTGCACAGGTACTTAAACTGTATTGAGTCACAGCATGAGTTATAAACACCTTTATCCTCAACTGTGTAAAACTCCTCACCAAGTCGCTTACTCATCCTGGTCGCTTTCATTTTCTACTTGCTTCATAAGATCTTCAAACGCATTAATAACATCCTGTGGTGTTTTAAAGGTTTTGCTGTTTTCGGCTATGCGTTCGGCCATTTTCCAGTCATTTAGATCAGTCATTATCGCCCCTAATTGTGGCAACGATCTGCTCGACTAACGCGCCTGTGGCTAGGTTGTCGCATACCTGGCATACATGTAACGGCATGAATTTATGCTCGATCTCTTTAGCTAGTATTTCTCTTAAATCCTGCAATATCGTACGCATCTCTAAATTGCTCATTTATCTTTACCCCATCCTGTTCCTTTAAATATGATCGATGGCGCGCTAAACACGCGCATCATTGGGTAGCTGCAGCACAAGGGTGCGCTGTCGCCGTGTGTATTTACCGGGTGATTCATCTCTAATTCAACGCCGCATTGATCGCAACGATACAAATAACTAGGCATCTGTATCAGGCATCCTTTCGGTATCCAGTAGCATCTCTATGCCCATAACGCCACAGCCTAAGCATTGAACGCAAACTACGTTAGGCGGTAGGTTAATAAATTCATCTACGATTTTATGAGCCTGCATACCGCTACCAATCTTGGCGCAGACACGGCAATTAATCTTGAGTAGTGCCATAGATCGACTTCCTTAATGTATCCATCTCGAATAACTCACGTTGAGATACCCAGAAATTACCATCTGCAGGGTTGTAATACTTAGCCTTCTTAGCCCATAGCACGGGCATCCAGCCGATGATCTGATAGACAGGTGACTTATTACAAACCAAGATCGCCACATCGTTTAAGCGTGGATAATCCTTATGGATGATCAAATGGCCGTTGATGTACTTAGTCCACTTAACCTCAAACCCTAGATTGCCTAGAGTTATATCGGCTTCATCGTGGAAAGTATTTACAGTCGGTATGAAGTTACGGATACCCATGTACTGCGCGACTGCAATCTCTGCACCAGCAGCTTCACTATGCTCAGCTACGAACTCATGAAAATTGATCTTAGTGTTATAGCGTCCAGCGTGATCAGGTGTATTAGCCTTCTCGCCTGTACTACGGGCAAACCCACTAGCTGCTGCCTGTAACTCCTGCGATCGATCTAAGATTACCTGGACTATCTGCGCCATCTCAGTTATAGCCATATTGGTTTGCACTGATCGCTACGTGATTTACTGCTACAGGTATAACCCCGGTATTTTTGTCCAGTCTTAGGGCTCACGCCTTCCTTATAAACCATACGGCCGTGTGAGCAGATAGGCGCAGCATCTACGATCTCGCCGCCTAATTGCGCTTTAATGTCTGCGATAGTTTCCGCAGCTGGGCGCACACTTCCCACGCCATCAACCTTTACTGCAGGTATAGCAGTAGCCCATAGATCAACCTCTACTGCAGGCTGAGCCTGTAAGCGTTCTACCTTCTCCATGTCCTGCCGCGTAGGCCGTGCATCGCTAGGCATTAACAAGCCTATGCACCTTCCAATGCTGGACGTAGAACAGTTCTCGATCCAAAAATCCCTGTTTACGCCTCGATCTGATCTTTGCTCAAAGGCATAATCAATAGCTGCCGGCACTACATCCTCATGCTCGCGATAAGCACAGGCTCTAATTACGACATAACCATCCTTAACGTTTAATTCGACGATCTCGGTAGTTATACGGCCTGATATGTAAGTTTCTCTAAACCGCTTAATGCGGCTGTTTACATCCTCGTATGAACTCAGATCAAAGCTCATGAGTTTTTAACTATCTCTGTGGCGCGGTTAAATGCAGCTCTTAAACCTGCAGCGCGGCCACGATTAAAGCCATCCTTAACGCCTTCTTTGTAACCAACGGACCAACCTACGACAAACCAAGCAACACTAACCAATATAACTAACGCTGCTACTTTTTCAATATCCATTTACTTCGCCCTTGTTTGGGTTAAGCCGTGCTACACCGAATTAGGTAGCCCTGCCTAACGTGTAAATAAAGGGTAAAGCCTGGGTATGACACCGGTCAATAACCGACACGCCCTAACGCTGTAGCAACATCTCATAGATGCTATCTACCTTGTTCTCTATGCGATCTACTCGACCCCTTAGGTTATGGCCGCCGTTATTGTCTATGCGTAATTCGCTTAAATAGTATTTAACTAGATGGCGAACCAGCCCAGCCGCAAACCCCATAAGTGTGCAGATACCTATGGCTATTGCTAATAGCGACTGGGCGGCCGTCATTTACTTAATTCCGAAAGTTTTATCGCTATGGTTAAGTCCACGCAATAATGGCCCGATTAGGCCAGCAATAAAAGAATTAGCCAGGATCTTAGGATCACTAACCCCAGACATGTAAAGCGCAGCCGCGCAAGTTCCAGCATGGCGTAAATACGACAGGCCAGCAGCTAGTAATTGATCTTTCATGGTTGTACTCCTAAATGCCCTTATTGTTTATAGGTACTGCAGCCCTAATTTTGTATTAGTTTTGCCGTCTTTACAGGGTCTTATTCCTTTGGTCGGGCGACTGCCATAATAGTCGCATAGGTTCTCTTTTTAAGGTAAAAACCATCGCCGTTTGATTGGCTACCAGCTTTACCGGAACTTGTGTTGCCTTCATACACTTTAATTGTTTTTAATTTTGTGTTATGACTTTTTACGATGCCAACGTGATCAGCTTGTGCATCCTCATCAAATTGAAAGAACACTAAATCGCCAGGTTTTGCCTGTCCAATTGGCACTATTTGATTGTTCTTAGTTAGGTATTTGAGCCAAGCGTCACAGCTAGCAAAACCTTTTTTAGTGTTAGCAACTGACGCAATAATACCGGCATCGAAATACATTTTAGATGCAGACATGGCACACCAAGGCTGATTGTTTAGCCCGTACCACTTGCCAAATGTTGTGTTGTTGTTCGCGCCTTCTGTGTAATCTAAAGACGATTCACAAAGTTCAATTACTTTTTGTAGGCTCATAGTTATGCCTCATGGTTTTCATCGATCGCCACAATCCATTGGCAGGTATTCTCATCAAATCCTGTAGCGTTATCGGGTTTAGGGATAATAAAAGCATCTCGCGCAGCATCGTATGTATCGCCAATAGCTGCAAACTTTTTTCTTATCTTGGCATTAAATGACGTTTTAACCCATGTACCGCCAAGGTTATCTAATAACCATTGATAGCCTTCATCAGGTTCATCATTATTGCCTACAGTTACGCGGATAACTTTATTATCTGCATCTAATTCTGCCCAATGGCTCATGCTGCATACCTCACAATTACTAAACCTGATCCACCTGCTGCGCCGTCACCATTTCCAGTACCTTGTGAGGTACCGCCACCGCCTGAGCCTGTATTAGTTGTACCTGCTACAGGTGGGTTAGATGTCGTACCAGCGCGACCACCGCCGCCTGATCCACCAGCAGTTAAATCTGAATAAAAAGTACCACCGCCACCGCCGCCTGCAACGTAACCGCTTACTCCCGTGCTAGTTGCGGTATGCCATGTCGAATAAGTATTTGTACCTGCGCCGCCTGTACCTGTTGCCGCACCGGTGTCTGATCCATTATTACCAGCTGCACCAGCACCGCCACCGCCACCAGTTCCGCGAGCATCAGCAGAAGTTGCAGCACCATCGCCACCCTTATTACCCTGACCAGATGTTCCTGCGAAACCTGTTTCAGTAGCTTTAGCACCACCACCAGAGCCGCCTGTTGTACCAGTTCCACCGAAAGCCGATGAACCACCGCCACCGCCAACAGCTTGCGTTAATCCTTGAAATATCGAGTTAGAACCTTGTGCGCCTGGGTTACCAGATCCTGTGTAAACACCACCTGCACCTGGGCCACCTACTGTAATCGAATATGCACCTACTGCAGTCGATTGACTTGTGTAGAAAACACCGCCAGCACCACCACCTGCACCGCGACCTGCACCGCCACCACCGCCACCAGCGACCACTAAAATCTCACACGAAATTGCAGCTGTTGAAATAGTAAATGTGCCGTTACTTGTAAACGTGTGATATGTAAATCCACCGCTAGTAACAACAGTACCGCCAGTTGCCGTGCCTTTAGCAGATTGTCCGGTAATACCTGCAACGATCGCGCCAATCATTAGGCCACCGCGCCCATAATTGTCCAGGCGTTAGTACCAGTTTTAACGCATACTGCAGCCTTATAACGGGCTAATACTGGGCTTGCAGGTGTAGCACCTGCACTTGTAATAGTAGTTGTTCCAGGTGTTACAGCATTGATAGTAGTAACGCCTGTACCTATCTGTAGGACAGTTATAGCTGTGCCATTGGGAAACGCTAACGTGGCATCAGTAGGTATTGAGAACGTGTTAGCCGATGCGTTATTCATCGTTACTAGCACTTGGTATTGATCTGTAGATGCAGCTGTGTAAGTAGTACCTGTTTGAGCATTAAGGGTAAATGCCACTAGGCCGTTAAACATGCCTGCGGTAAGTACCTCACCCGTTACTGCTGGGAATCCTGTTGCCATTTATTTCTCCTTAGTATGAAAGTACATTTTGTCCCAAAACTCCATAATTGGCATTACCAATAATAAACCCATCAATCACGGGTTCAAGTGTAGTAAAGGTAGTGCGCCATTTATTCGGGGTAACGCTGTGTGCCACGCCGAAAACTTGTAGGGTCTTTGTAAGGGTAGATGCACCTGGCTGGTTAGTAGTAATAGTTACCGGGTCAAAGAAATCGAGATCAAGCGCGGCAATTATGCCTGTGTTGTAATTGTCTGTGTATAGGTCTAGCTCGATGGCATCGCATCTAACGCTGGTTTCAGCACGGCTGGCAACGTAGGCACGGGCATAGTCCAGGGCTACAGCATCGGTTTGCATAAGCAAGTTCTGGATATTGTAAGTATGGGCAAAATACTTCTCAACACTAGCTGCGTTAGTAGCGTTCTGGACTGCGCCACCTGTGCGGCTTACGTTGGCCTGGTTAAATACAAGGGTGTCATCAAGTCGCCATACAGCATTAAAATAGCCAATATCTGTGCCGTTATCGTTAAACACGGTAGGCGTACCGCCGATGCTTGCCGTAGTTACTGATCGATCTTGAAATACGAACGAGCCAGATGCATCAACGTAGAACGCGCCGTACTCACTATTTGTAACAGTTTGTAATGCAGCTAAAGATGTACGGGCTGTACCAGGATCGTTTTGCAGCTGCGTTAGCCCGGCATTTACGTCACGCATGGATGCAGGCCAGGCAATAGTGTCAAGGATCTGGTTAATTCTTGTGCCACTTAAATCGCCAGCAGTCGCACCTGTAACAGTAGCAATCTGCGCATTTTGCGCTAATCGTTGGGCATCAACAGCTTGGATAGTTGTATAGACGACATCGGTAGCGTTCTTAGGGGTAGTAGTTGTATAGCTAGTGATAAACCCTGAGAACATTGGATAGGTAGTTCCGTCATAAGTAGCCGATATAGATACCTTACGCATTGGATCAAGTAGGCCAAAATAGGGGCTGCTTGGGTTTTGCGAATTGAACGCGCCTAACTGATCCACGATGCGCAGGGTCATTGTGCCAGTCTGAAACTCATCTGCCTGCGGATTGCGGCCGCGCTTGATATTTACGCTATCTACTACATCGCTAACATCTACGATAACTGCAGCTGAGTCTGCCAATACGTTAGTGCCAAATATGCCTTCGCCAATAATAAATGCCTGTGCAAAAGCTGCGCCTGTAGAAAAGTTAATGACTGCGTTAATAACCGGAACTGTCATAATTTAATCAATCAAGAATCCAGCAGCCGTTTTAGGCATACCTGTTTTATTAGCATTTATTAACGCATCGTTTACAATTTCACTGAACTCATCGCCATTTAACACGCTACCTTCAACGGTTATATTTATTGTTGTTACTGCCGGGGTAGGCATGCTGCCCATAGATCCAAACCCATAGAGATCAGCATAACCTTCTAAAAAGGCAAAAGGATTGGTATTTACTGGCGTAGCCGTTGCGCTTGGAATTGGTAGATTGTTAGTTGTTGTATCAGCTATTATTGTGGCGGCCGCTTCATTGGTTATTGCACCTACTACTGCGTCAAGCTTGTTGTCATAATTGCGGTCTGCATTTTGACTAGGATTGTAATGAACACCTGGAATAAAAGTAGTGGTAGAAATGTCAGCCATTGTTTTGCCATACTTACCAAGTTCAATTAAAGCTAAAGATAAACTGCTTGCCCAGGTAGTAAACGGATCTTTGGTCATACCAATAGCGGCAAGAGCTTCTGCAATTTTTATATTTTTGTCTAAAATTTGCTCTAACTTTTTAGCTAGTTCCTCGGCCAAATCTGCATTTTCTTCCTCAATAGCCTGCATTAGCAATAGGCGAGTTTTTTCTTCTTCGGTTATTTTACCTTTTAAAGCAGCAGCTATCTGGATCTTTTGTATTTCAAATACAGCAGCAGCTTGAGAAAGTTTTTTCTTATTGGCTGCAGCTAATTTTTCTGCCTTTTCCTTTGCAGCTATTGCCGCTTTATCTCTAGCCAATTGGTCGGCAATTTGTTTCTTTTCAAACGCCTCTTTTTCCTTTAAATATTTATCTGCATATACACCGCCATACAGGCGTGGTGCAGCTAATCGATCTGCAGCATCTGAAGTACTGTTAAATTTATCGGTTAATAAATCTAAACTTCTTACGGAAACAGTAATAGCAGCTACCAAGGTGGCACCATAGGCTAACGCGCCTATTGGGTTTAATACTGCCATTTGAGCAATAGCAGTACCGACAGCTGTAGCGCGTAAAAGTTTATAGGTCTTGTTTAGGGCATCAAGTATTTTAATAACAGCTTCAATGCCTGCTATTACCTTGCCAGCAGTCCAGATAGCCGCAAACGTTATAGCTAAAGTTTTTAATAATCCTAAGTTTTCGCGTATTACAGTACCAAGTTTTCTAAACGCATCGCCTGCACTTACGCCAAAATCTATAATTTGTTGTTGTAATTGCTCAATATTTGCACTACCTGTAGCGGTCATTAATGCATCTACTATGCCTTCACCTAGCGATCCTTTAGCAGCTTCAACAGCTGCTTTTATACGCAACATGCTTCCAGCAAAAGTTTTAGATGCTTTTTCAGATGCACCGCTAAAAGTTCCATTTAAAATACTTAAAGCTTCGTTAGTAGATAAAAGTGCAATTTCGGTTTTAGATAAACCTAACGCATATTTACTTAAACCTTTAGTGTTACCGGTTACAACTTTAGCAATATCGTTAGATACACTTGCTAAGTCTTGACCAGATCCAGCAGATACGTCTAATGCTAGTTTTAATAATTCTTGAGCTTTAACAGCATTACCAGTTGATGAAACTAAAGTCTGAAATGCTGGGCGCAAATCATCATTTAATACGCCTGTTGCCAATTGCATTTTATCAATAGAAGATTCAACGCTGGCAGTAAATGTACCTAACCCTAAATTTTGTAATGTATTAGCTAGATTGGCTGCTGACTTTTCACCATCAGCAAACGCTTTGACTGAGTCGGTCAATACTTTAGTTATTGATACACCAATAACAGCCTTTTTTAAAGTCTTACCTAATTTGTTAATAGCTTGCTCAGATTTACTAAAGGCTTTTTGACCTGTAAATTGCGCGGCAATATCAATTACTATATTGCTCATCGCTTAACCTTTCTAAAAACTTGGCCTTTTTTCTGAAATGCTTTATAGGCATCATCAATAGCTTTAAGTACGGCATCTTGCGCTTTACCTTGATTTAGTGCATAAGCTTTAAATAATGCACGGCCAACCATCTTGCCTGTTCCAGTTAAAGTACCCGGTAAACGTGGGCTAAAGTTTCCGCCAGGATTTTTACGGCCTGCAGTTTCATAGATTGCGCCTGAAGCTGATTTATTAATTAAGGATGCTAAAGATCTAAAACCTTTTGAGTTAGGTTTAGATGGGCTTATTTTGTAACTAATACCTTTTTTAGCATATACAGGATCATACATTGGAAATTTACCCTTTGAGTTTTCGCGTATTGCCCAACCAGATAAAGGCGACTGGCTCGGCATAAAACCTCTAGCTTGAATTACTATAGGTTTTAATGCCGAAGCCATTTCAAAGTTCAACTTTTTAGCAAGATCAGGCGCATATTCGCGTAAAGCTTTACGCAATTCAATTGCGCCCTTTACCTCGACTGCCATGTCTTACTTCCTTTGCTCGATCTTTGATAGCCTGCAGTAAAGCTTTAAACATCCTGCTGTCTAGTTCTAGTAAATCATTGGGCGATAAACCCGTTTCCAAACTGACCCGTGCGATCAAATATGTAAACGAATCTCGCCCTATGCTTCCGGGTCATCGTCTAATACTTCGACCTTAGCAAGCATCTCTACGAACTCTGCGCCGAATAATGGGACTGTTACAGCTGCGCGCTTTAGACACTCCCAAGCCAACCAGAACACGTCTGACTGTTTAGAGTCCTCTGCAAAGGCCTTGTGAAATCCTTTGCCTTTATACAATTCAAAGGCATATTCGATACCAGGCGTGATCTGGTGTTCACTAACCTCGCCTGTTGCCCTTGTTATTTTGAGTTTTGCCATTTGTTTGCCCTTTCGTAGTTAGGTTAGAA